TCTGATCCTGTTATAGTATCATAAATATCAATACCACCAGATGCAATACCAACTACCTGACTAGCTATCTGTAAAGCACCACCAAGTCTGTTGGTTGGAGGTAACATAACAGGTGCACCATATGAAGCTGGTATACCGAGAGCTTCTCTTGCTCCAGCTTGTGCAACTTGGAACTTACGTTTAGATTGTTCCTGAGTATATGCTAGGTTTCTTCCTAGTATGTTATTTATTACACTGTCAACCTCTTGTCTTTTAGACAGAAGCTGTTGATATTTTTTAAGTCCAAATCTTCTACTACGGCCACCCTCGTTTACGGATTTAGAAGCAAGATATGCTCGAGTAGCATCTTCTACTCTTTGTCTACCTTCTCCTATCTGTGCAATAGCACCAGCCATAGCATCACTTATATCACGTGAGTATCCGAGTATATTTAAGTTTTGTGTTCTTTTTAAAGTAGTCTCTTTGTTAAAAAATTTAAGACCTTCTTGGGCAAAGATAGCATCTTTCTGAGCAGCTCGTTCTCTAGCGGCTGCTCTTGCCCCTGCATTAGCATCTACGCACACGGCAAAATTCAATAAATATTACATTGTTTGGCCCATGTTTTAGTTTACGTAAAAACTTGAAGCCTAGAAACTTGAGTAATTTTAAATGTACTTTGTTTCTACTATCGACTATATTCCAAAGGAGTCGCTCTTCACGGCTATCGACATACCGTTTGGCTTCTCTTGCAAATGTAATCGGGTATCGGTGTATATCAGGAGTGCAAAGCATCCATATATCACCATCTTCTCCTACTCCGGCCATGCCAGCAGTCTTGCCGTCAGGCACTGTGAAATACACGTAGGATGGGTTCTGAGTCATCAGAAATGGAAGGGTGATAGGATCTATCCCATGACCCTCTTTGACCTCTCTGAGGTCGTCTGGACGGAGATTAGAGGCCACTTCTATAGCAGCCTCGGTTGTGAGTGGGTGAATGTAATTAGACACGTTTATAAAACATGGGTGAGTAATCACCTTCCCAAGATACAGCACGTAATGTAGCTGGAGCTGGGTGCGATGATCGTAGTGTTATATCTACGTTTGTATTCTTTTCATATACAGGCACAGTCTTAATAAACTCTTCTAGATATGGTGCATCTGAAGCATCATACTCATCGAGTTCTGTAGACTCATATACTTCTGTATAATCATTTTTACCTACACGTTCAAGTGTGGTTTCATATAGACCTATCTTACCAAAATGAAACTTAATTCTATGTAGTACCAGTGATGAGTTTACATCAGCTCTAGAGCTGTTACCCTGCTGTCTGGTAGGATAGAATGTAGGAAACTTAACTTCGTAAGGGTATATATAACCAATAGTAAGTGTGGCACTAGACCAGTTACCCGGTAAAGTAAAGCTTGTACCATTTACTGTAGGTTTTGCGTATCGACCAACTCGTGCAGAGCTGGTGTTTGTGTCAATCACAACTAGATCGTGGTTAGGTGTGGTAACTGTATTCAACCAGCTGACACCAGTAAAGGTTGTCAGATTCGTAGTTGAGTTAAAGCTGCCGCCGCTAACAGTAGTATGATTATCCACATGTAGTAAGAAGTCGACATTATCTTGTACAATATAGGGTCTGTTTCAGTCTGCACAAGCTTGATGCTTTGTAAATAATAATCACTATCTAAAAAGAAATATTCATCATTGATAATAAAATGATAAATTAATGGATTATTAAGTTTCCATTTAAACCATGAAGCCTGCTGTCTCTGCTCAGATACTTGAAAATATTTGTAACCAAAGACATCATCTGAGCCAGTCTTACCTAACAGTATTATAGAGTTTTCTCTAGAGTTTGTTAATAAGTCTATGTCTTTTGGTAGTAGTGTGGGTACAACTTTAGTTACATCTACTATACTTGGTTCACCTTCACGTGTTATGTTTGCCATTTCATTAAAACGACTAAACTTACCAGAGTTATCAACATATGCAAGTGTCGTACCTAGAGATATCGGGGGTATAGTTTCGTTATAGTTAAAAGTAGATATACTACGTAGTTTAGCTGTGTCAGGGTTCAGAACTGTATCATCTGATGCAAACAGGAATTGTTGGTTTGTACTAAATACTACTAAACCTACGTTTACTTCTATGCCATCAAATAGCTCTGAAGGAAACATGGATGCCGCAGATATATCAATAGGGTCAGCTGCTGATACACTAAGAGCTGATTCTATAAAAAAATCAGGCTCGCCTAATGTACCGGGTCGTGATGTTATAACGTTTTCACCTGATAGCAGTGCTAATCTATTACGATGAAACAGCACCTTGTTTATACGTGAACCTACGAAAGAAGGCATTGGGTTAGTTGTATCGTCACCAACTCTTCTATCAGCATAGGTAAACTGTTTTACAGTAAATGTAGTTGCAGCTGTACGCTGTATAACCAACGGCATGTTTGTAAGAGTCTTAGCTATACCAGCCTTTGCACACTCAGACCAAGAACCAACACCATCTCGATTGTTTGACCCATCAAATCGAAGATAATAGTCATCCTCTTCAGCCATACGAGAGTTGGCAATTTTTACAATGTAACCATTTTTACATTGATTTGGTAAGTTTTGTACATCATTAACAGAAGTCTGAAAGCATCGCATCAAGTCTTCTTCAACAACTCTACACTAAACGGGTTAGTGCTAGATAAATATATGCTGTACCAATATGTTTACCAGTTATACCTGATGGTAGATCATCTATAATACCACCAATAATAGTATCAGTAGTAACAGCTGTATCAGCATCAAAAGGGGTAGGTGCTGGTCGTACGAGGCCGTCGCCATTAGAAGATATAGTAGCATTGACTTGTGTACTTTCTATTTCAGTTACGGTTACATCTACATATGCCTGTGAGTCAGAACTATCAGCATTTGAAGCAGACTCTGGTATAACTCGAACTACATCTCCGACAGCCCAACCTTCACCACCATGTAGTAGTACAGCTTCTATATTATAACTACATCTATAGTTCTGCCCACCGGGGCCGTTTTGACTAGCACTGTAGTTAGGGCTGACACCTTGTTGACCTAGAGCTGTAATTCTAAATGTCAAGTTATCTTTACCTGATGTAAGTGTAGTGCCACCACTATTCTTTACATGAGTTATATTTTCTGATGCACCGTAGCTGCTTTTAGCTGTAACAGCAAAAACTTCTGTACCTATACCGGGGCAGTGACCAGATCCGTCACCTTCGTCGTAGCTATTATCTGTAATTTTTATTTTAGTAGCACGTGTTAGTGTGGTAACAGTTGTACCATTGTTTATATTGACACCATACTGTCTACCGTTTTCTGTACGTAAGAGTTCTATGAACCCGAAGTGAGCATCTGGTGTAGCATCTGTAGTTCCCGTTGTCCCAACGAGAGTGTTAGCATTAGTAGTATCACGGTTGGTAACAAAAGTCGTATCATTGATTGTTAAGAACTGTAAGTTTTCTGGTGTGCTTGTAGCTAGATAGTTTTGTATAGCCGTCTGACCGCCTGTACCATAAACTGTAGTCATTAGCTGACCATCTGTGCATCGCCATACACGTACCTGACCATCAGCAGCTACTTGTCCAATGTATGATCCTTCTGTTTCATCACGGAAGTAATGGAACCACGAACCTCCACTCTGTACACTCGACAGTGCGTCAGTGCCTATACGTTTAGCACCCGGTCTTTTAAATAGACCTTTGGTTATGTCTGGTATTGCGTTTGTTACCTCTGTTACCTGACCGGGAAACTTAAGCTGGTCAGGCTGCTCTGACATTCCTAGTGAGTATTGAGGGATAGTTTGTGTGATACTTGCCATTATCTTCTAAGGTTTCTCCAAGGTTGATAGGTTTGATATGTAGAGCCTTCGTCGAATCCAAACATGCTATGATCGCCCTGATTACATTCATACTCCATAAGAGCAGCTCTTGCTAAAGCTTCCTGTTGAGCTAACAGTTTTACTAAGTTTGGGTTAGCAACAAGTTTTGTAGCAGCAACTCTAGATGCTCTGTATGTTATATATCTTCTAAAAATAACAGGTAGATCTTCAAAGTTGTAAAGTCTTACAATATCTAGATCAAGGTCTTCTGTAAAAACATCAGTATGATCTGTCTTATCATAAATAAATCCATTACGACGTACTAGATCTTTCGTGCGTCTGGTGTAGTTATCATGTAAATCCATAGACAGTATGTCATTACCGATAGCGATTTTGCCATTAGCATCTATCGCAAACTTTACAT